ATCAACATATCGTGTATTCCAGTACGAACTCCAACTTTTACTACCACTAAAACATATACCTGTTCCTATTCCTGTCCCTGTTGCCATTTTATGCTACCTTTAAATTATTTCCAGACATAAACTCTTTTTTTCTTTTATGTTTATAAAAAGAATTATTATCGCCCATCTGTGATTCAGATATATGCTTTTTATGTTCATCTGATAATTTTAATCCTTTATTCCACGTGGGTTTTCCTTTTTTTAATATGCTTAGTTTTTTCTTTGTTTCTTCAGAATATTTTATCCCATGTGTATTCCCAGCTATTTTACAGGTATTAAAAAATGGATTTTTAATATCTAAAAAATATTGTTCTGTAGATATTAAATCTTCTTTATCACACCCTATAATTATGGAAAATATTAAATCAGATTTACCATATTTATTAAAATGCCTTTGAAGCTTACTGCTGTGATGATTATTATTTCGTAAATACCATAAATGTCTTCGCCATCTATTGTGGATATCAACAGCACTACCTATATAAATCCGTTCCGGCTTTAGTTTACTTTGTATCTGATATATACCTGATATTTTCATATACCAAAGTTACAAATAATTAACGGCTGAGAGGCACTTCTGACAGTGTTTACTCCGGTTCCTGTATTAGTACTCATTACGAGCTTATTTGTGTCATCATCTGAAAACAGTGCAGCGAGCCACTTGTAAGGTCAATAGAAGTGATTATATATCCATCAGCCCTGTAAATAACTCCGGCAAATAATCCCTGAGTAAGATCATTTGTGATAACAGCTGATATATCGACCTCAGCAGCTCTGATCTCTGCCAGTGTGTCAACAGCTGTTTTAAGAGCTACCCCTTTAATAGCTGCTATAACAGCACCATCGGAAGCATTAAAGCCCCAGAATTGTTTGGACTCAACAGCGTTGGTTCCAGTTATGTCATAAGAACCGCCCCGTGCCATGAGTTCATCCAGTTTGTCATCAAAAAGTAAATTCATATTCCAAATTTATTAAGATTCCACAGAGGGGTGAAAACCCAGTCCGGGTAATCGGTTTTATTTTTAAGTAAGAAATGATAAGCAGAAGGTGACAGGTCAAAGGTCTCACTAAGATCAGTCCCTAAAATAGGATAATGATAATACTGTTTGTATTCCGGCGGCCACTTTCCGTAAAGTTCCCGCATCCGTTCCCATGCACCAATCATCTTTGATTCAGGTGACACCCTTGACCATCCCTCCTGTGTATTGGCCATGCTTACACCGGTACCGTAAAACGCTGATATATTGCGCTCCACGTACTTGTAATAAACATAGTAAGCGATAAGTGATATTTTCCCGGTATTGATAAGCCCATCCCATTTTAGAGTATAATCAACCCCGCCAAAGGTGTGAGTGAACTCTGCGCCGTTAACCAGGTTTAAATACTTCTGAGTTTGCGGCACCCCGTTAACCAAATCAGCCTGCAAAAGAGAATACAGCTTATAACCAAGTAAGCTGATTAAAATCTCTTTCTCATACTGAGTTATTGCCTGAGTTAGCCCTGTTTCATTTGCGGCATTTGGGACGGCCAATTCTCCAGTGAAATATGTTGAATCAATAAACATCACTTTTTCGCTTTAGGTTTTCTTTGAGCCTTTGGTTTGGCCTTTGGCTTAACTTCGGGCTTTAAATCAGTGGCCCCGGCTTTCTTTTCCGAGAGCCACTGTTTAAATGATTTCCCTGAACTTCTCTTGTAGCTCATTAGTCAGCTGCTTCAGGTGTGAGAACAGATTCAGGGTTAAGACCTCCGACATACCATTTAGTCGCTGATATGCCAAGAATATACATCCCTGCTCCAATCTTATGACTTGATGTCGAAATAGTCACATTATCTGTAGTTGCAACACCGTCACAGACAATCCCGTTCGAGTTTGCAGTGGCACAGGTAACAACTAAATCCTGGTCAGCCATCTGTAATATGCGGTAGTAAACACCTATCGTAGCAGCTCCGGGATCAGGAATTGTTATTGTAGTTGCACCGTCTGACTTACTTGCTGTGACAAATGCGCCTGACATTGCTGCGGTTAGCGTCTCAGTGCCATCCGTATTAGCGATAACAGTAGGTATTCGCATATAAGTTGCGTTAACCATTCCGGTTGTATCAACATTAAATACACTTGACGAATTGACCTGTATATCCAATACCTGAAGATCAGCAGCAGGATCTATTATTACATTATCACCGTCATAAGTAGTGGTAATCTTTGTTAGCCCTGAAGCAACCCCGGCAGTAGTCACGTCCCATGCTGAAGAGTTAACAGCTACTGTTCCGCTGCCTCCTCCCAGCGATAAAGCCCCTGTCGATGTACCTGTATTCAGGTTAGTAGCAAAGTTTGATGAGGCATTTAAAGAAGTTGTAGCTCCTGATATTGTGGCTCCAAGAGTCCCTGTAATCAGCCCGTCAGCAGTGATAGCTCCTATGCCGGTCATTGCTCCTGTTGCCCCGATTGCCCAATCAGAAGAAGTAATTGCAGTAGTTGAACCAGCATCACCAAGAGTCAAGGCTCCTGTACCTCCGGCACTAACTGTAAGAGCTGCATTTGCATCATTATCTGCACTGGTTATAGTGACCGTTCCGGATGTTGCACGGGAAATAGTCAGTGTACCAGAATTTGAAGGCAGGTTAATCGCATTTGATGTTCTTACATCTAAGGTCAAAATACGGCTCTCCTGCGTAGTGCTGGAAGCGATGAACTCTAATTTAAGCCAGTTATAATGAGCCGGTGCAGTAGAACTTATTGACTGCGGGTTATCGGCTACATCATCCCATGTAGCTGTGCCTATTGAAGTCCACGAACCGTTACTGGTTGTCTTTCCGTAAAGGGTAACGCCTATTGACGGATCACCTGAAAGAGAATCCAGAGTGTAAGTAGCTGTGAAGTTCTGCTGGTATGACTGAATGTTTGCGATAGTTATCGAAAGAGTGTCATCAGTAACTACACTATCAGCCACTGTGAAGGTCATCTTACTCATAATGTTCCCGCCGGTACGTATATTGCCTGTGCGGGTAACTTCTGAAAAGCTGGCCACCGATATGGCAGCCAGCATTATGATTGCTAAGAGTTTTTTCATTGTCTTATCTTTTTTCGTTTGACAATTAAAAACCTTATACGGTGATTGCAGCGATGGCAGCATCTATATCAGCGCAATATATAACACCTCCTTTATCCCTAACGCCAAATGCCAAGCGTCTTTTAATAACAGCTGTCATTTTACCTTTTGTAAGGTCATCCGAATTATACCCTATCTGAAGTGTCATCTCTTTGCGATTTCCAATTACCAGAAGTTCATTCTGAAAAACAGCACAAGTATTTTCAGTCATGGAATCATTTACAATAATTCTCATTCCTGCAACAAATGTAGGTTCTCCGATTGTATTATATACAACCCTCCTGTCATTAACTGAATTGCCAATTTCATCATACCTTGCACCCATTTTTGATACTTCCATAGAATTGAGCATCAAAACATTTGCACGCCTCTTATTAGTTGATGCTTGATGTTTCATTTTTTCAAATACATCTACAATCGTAGCATCAGGTACTTTTGTTGCATAAGTTGTTGCACTTGCAAAAGCAGTCATTTTATTTGCTGTGAATAGACCTGCAATATCAGTTGAATCATCGCCGGCCGTACTCAATATTTTACTGTCAATTTTATCATTGACTTTATCCGGGCCAATGAAGGCTATTTCTTCCAATACTTCAGGAAGATCATCCATTGTTTCATCTGACAGAGGGAAATGAGTTGCAATATAGAACGAAGGAAACTCAACTGTTTTAAGCAGGAAGCTTGATTTGCCTGAAGCTTCACCTTCTGTTTTAGTTCCCGATCCGTCCACATAACTATATGTTACTTCAAGGGCCAGCCGTGGCTTTCCTATTGATCTTGACGGCATAAAGTCAACGACATGAGGGTAAATAGAAGCAGGTATGCCAACCCTTTGAGGGTCAAGTTCAGTAAGCCTTACAGTACTGATATTTGCCTGGACAATATTACTCTCAAACATATCTGTTGCAACTTTCAGAGTTATCTCAGGTGTTTGCCTGTTTCCTTTTGCAAAATATTCTGCGAGTGATTCGCGCTCTCCATTCTCATCATTACGCATTGTGACGAGGTCGGGAGTTTTTTTCATCGCATTTTTAATATCTTCCATAAGGGCATTTCTTAATGCATCCTTACGTTTTACTGGTGCATTACTTACTGGTTTCCTTGCCTGTTCTGTTAATGCTTTTACAGCGGCTGCATTTTCTGTAACAGCCTGCTTTAACGCATCAAATGATTCCTTCAGTTCTTTCACTTCTTTGTGATTGTCCTCTTTGTCATTGATCGCTTTCAACTGTGCGTTGATAGCTTCAATTTTTTCATTCAGGACTTTTTCTGTTATAAGTCCCTTGCTCGAATCAGCAATAAGCTGTTTTATTTCAAGCAGTAATTGTTCTTTGTCCATTTTACTTTAAGTTTTTAATTAAATATTCAAAATCTTCTTTTTTCAGAGTGGACGAATCCGGCTCCGTATTTTTACCAGTGTCATCAGACGGCTGGGGATATATTATTTCTGTTGCGTCATTTGATCCAAACAATACCAAACTTCCTTCTTTACCTATTTTAGCTTCCTCAATACCAAAGAAATAACCCTGATTAATTACTTCATCTTTATTGGCTATTAAGTCAATCTTTGAATCAAAATATGTTTTATTTATTGCGTATTCTTTTTCAGTGCTATTTATTCCCATCATCATTTTTACATAGAACATTGAAACAGAACCTTGTACTTTTCTTCTTTCTTTTATTGCATCAAGAGCCGCTGTTTTTTTTATTTTACTTTCTTCAATCTCAAATATTAACGCCTCTGTTTGCCCTTGATATTCCTTACCTACAAATGACCAATCAATAAGAGTAGTAAATGCTTTTACATCTTCAGGCCATGCGATTACATCATCAATCTTCATAGAATGATTTGAAACATAAAATATTTTCCCTGCCTGTTCCTGAAGTGATTTCTTCCAGATACCATCAAAATGAACGTCATCATGACCGTCCATATATCTTGTAGTATTTATCACAGGATATATAAATCCATGCTTTGCAGTAAGTCCAGCTTTATATGCAATATCATTTTTAAGATAAGCACCACTAATACTTAATTGACCTTTTTCAGCACTTTTATATTCTTTAGACTTTTTGAAAGAGATAATTTTGCTTTCATCAGCTTTTAGCTCTTTAAAAAGCTCTTCCTTTGTTTTAAAGGATTTATTTAATGTTCTGCAAAATATCATGACGCTATTTTTTGTATTTTATGAATCCATTTATATCCACCGCATGAGCCTGACCTTCCATTTATAGCAGCACAAATATTAGTTGCACTTAAATTTAATTCTCTTGCAGCTTCATGAATGCCCGGAAATTCTTTTATAATATCTCCTGATTTACTAAGCATATAAATAGGCTTACTTGAAGGATTTAAAGCTCCAAATAACCCAGTAGCTGCACCTATTTTTAATCCTATGTCATAAGCGTGTTGGTTATTTTCTGACATTGTAACCCATTCAAGATTATCAACACTATTATTTAATTTATTCCCGTCTTTATGGTTGATATATTCTTTATTGTCTGGATTTGGTATAAATGCAATAGCTACCAGTTTATGAATTACGAAATGCTGATAATGGCTATTCTTACAAAGAGTAGTTGAATAATAACCCCTATTATTTATCGAGCATTGTTTTAACTGCCCTTTTAGTTTTATAAAATGATTCTCTCTGACAACAGACCTATCAATACTCTTGATATTGCCCTTATCGGATATTTGATATAATCCCTCGTAGCCTTTTATATCTTTCCAGTTTTCCATTATTTGTTTACTGGTTTTTTACTTTCAAACTGTTTCTTCTTCAACTCCCGGAGTTTTTTTATTTCCTCCTTCGTTG